TTGTGAATTAGTGTTAGTGGGCTATATATGCCGTCTGTACCTAGTATATCAATGCGTAGTAATGTGATTATAGAGTTACCTTGCTCGTCAGTAAGGAATGAATAATCCTTTTGATTAGCAACTATGTTTGTTGTCCCTATCGGAAGTTTTGTATGATTTGTGTCATCCCAATCAAACCTATTATCTGCACCAATAGCATACCCTGTAACTAAATCAAGATAGTTATTACTTGAGTTTACTATCTTTGCTGTCGCCCATTGAGTAGAGTCTGCTCTCATTAAAGAACGAGTTTGTTCTACTATTCCTGAATTATTTGTACTTTCGCTAAATGGTATTGACATTGTTTTGTTTTTGTTAATTTACCCAACTCAATCCTCCTGTAAAGAAGGAGTGAGGTGAAAAACTAAAGACCTGTAAATACTGCTTTACAACTTCCTTGCATGGCTGAACCCGCGATACTCGCTGAACTAAGACCTGCAACACCCCAGTTTATGTAAGTGTTTGGTGGAATTATTCCTAAACCGTTATTTGTTAGGAGTGTGGTTGTTGAAACCTGTGCTCCTGAAGCTACGGGAAAAGTACCTAGATTAGTCGTAGTGGCATTTGGTAATGTTGACCTTGCAATTACCCAAGTAGTTGCTGTCGTTGTACCTGTCGTAAGGTTCAAAGAAGCATATAATGTGGTAGTCGCTGAAGGTGACAAGAATGTACAAGGAGTAGTTGTAGCTGCTCTAAATGTAGAACTCTGGTACCACTTGAAAACTCCGTTTATATTGAAGTAATCAAAGTAGAAATCGGGACCAGAAACTGCACCAAAAATAGGTGATTTAACAGCTACAGGGAACTCTAATGAGCCAGTAGACTGTACAACTATACTTTCTTGATACATTTGAACGGCTACCTTTGTTTGTTCTCCAAAGTAACCCTTAATTGCAACTCCATTTTGAATAAGTGGAATTGGAAATCCATTACCTATAAGAAATGATTGAAGTTCTGCAACCTCAACACCTCTTGAACCTACTGACAGAAACGCTGCGTTTGCTGTTGATGTGATACTTGTGACGATAATTGCCATCACAATCATTGTCGCAAAATATGATTTTATTTTATTCATTTTTTTTGATTGTAATTAGTGATAATTATTATGCCACAAGAATGTCAAATAGCACTCCGACAACTTTGTTCCACGCCTTGAACTTTCTGTCAATTCTTGAGTGATATCCTACACCTGAGATTTGAGCAGATGATACAACTGGATTTTGTATAACATCTACCTTTCCGTATGTAGACTTAACGATACCGACATGAAATGCCTTCTTCACACCTCCAAAAACGTGTCCTGCGACATTCTTTGAAGTTGAATAGTGTTCTACATCAAGATACTTAAATCCTTGCTTGATACCGTTTTTTAGAACATCGTCTGCTGTGTTGTACCCTTGTGAAGCCGCTAGGCGTTCAACCTTAGCAAAGTCTGTTTCTCTCCACTGAATAAACATACCATTTCGTTCTGCCATTTCTCCACCTCCTGCAGTACGGATAGCAGTCTTCATTTCAGTAACGATATCGTCAATGTTTGAAGTTGCTACAGTGATATTTCCTGGTGAACCTCCGATACTTGCGTTGTCGAAGTTTGTCCATTGTGCATGTTCTGCGAGCATAGCTGTTTCCATCTTCTCGTTTAGCATTACACCAATATTGTCTGCAATTTCCATGATGTCACTGAATGACTTTTGAGCCAAATCCGCTGCATCAATGTGCTGAGCACAGTAACTGTAGTCAGTGATAGATACTTCCTCATCGGTTGTAGCTACTGCCGCTGATGTGTAACCTGTTCCTCTTGTACCTGTTCCGACTGTTGCATCGGTTAGATATGGATTATGTAGAGTACCTGTGTTTGTGTAACTAACTTTACAAATCTCTTTCCATTTTGTAGGAGCTGAAAGCCTTTCCTGCAGTTTCAGTTCGAACGCTTCGCTGACAACTATTGCCATTGTGTTAAATGTGTGTTGTTATATTCTTGTTAAAGAACTTTGGTAACACACAATAATTAAGTAATAATTATCAAACAACTTTTGGTTTATGAGTTATAGAATATGCCTCTTAATGTATCTTTTTTCATTTTGGCATTGACAACATCTTGTCGCAACTTGGTTTCAGAAGCAGGTGGTAACTCATCTTTTGCGAGCCAGTAATCTACTGAATCACTTGTTGAATTGTTAGATCTTTTGCTTGCTGTCGGTGTTGCGTTGTCTGTTGCCTTTCCCTCACGAAACTCTCGGAGTTCAGCCTGAAAATAAGTAGTTTCAAGTAGAGACTCTATGTCTTTACCTGTTTCCTTTTTCAAGCGAAGGGCTAGTGCTATCTCATCCTTTGTCTTTATACCGTTAGATATAAGATAAGATTTTTCGCCTAAGTCGTTTGATTGTGGCTCTTTCTTTTCTACTGGATTCGTTAAGATATTATCTCTGGCTTTATCAGCTTTAGTTTTATATCTTTGTGCGATGCCATGGTTCTTTCGAGCAAGCTCTTGTCGATCCATAGCTAGTGCCTTCCAATTTGTATTGTCGTTACCGTCAACGTCTGTTGTTTCTACGATGTCGGTAACTTCTACTACATCTTCTATTTGGTCTTGTTGACCTTCATTTGTTTTTGACATAAATGATATATGTTAGATTTGTAATTACTTACTTCACTTTTAAAGTGTGATAACTTAAGTCAGTTTTGGACGGACTGAAAACCTTATTACCTATTCCCAAGTAATCGTAGAACTCGCAGCACCTAAAGCTGATGGAAATTCAACAATCAAGCCTCGTGTGAATGAAGTATTAAATTCATATGTTCCTGCTGGTGTTGATATGTTTGTAATACCAATGCTTGTAGTTGCATGGTCCAGATGTGAGTTAGTAGTCGTTGCATCATAGAATTTAAGTTCTGTTGCTGTTGTCGCTCCAGTTATTACTACATTATTTAATACACCTGAACCTACTTTAAGAACTTTGAACTGGGTTGTTATGCTAACTTTATTCCAAGTAGTATCTGTTGTAGTCGCGTTAGATGCTCCGATAAAACCAGCGAGCTTTTGTGGACTTTGTGGACTTGTTTTATTTCCAGAACTTAAGAAAAAGATGATTGCTATCGCTACTAGCACTGATATGATTATTTTATAATTTGTTTTCATTTTATTAAATTACTAAAGGGCTTCATTATAAGGACTTTCTAATGGCTTATTGTCCTTGCTTTTAATTCTATTCAACCTATCTAATGCGTTTTTGAGTGCGTTTATTCCTTCCCATACTCCTCGGATATGTTGTCCAAGAATTTCATCGGTAACTGGATTTGCTGTAGAAAGATGCACTAAACTTAATGCTCCGTTTATAAGTGGGTCAGGAATATATCCTCTTTGTATTGTACCATGAGTATAAATACCTGCAAGAAGAACTTTACGTACTGCATTAAACATTTCTTCATCTTTACAAAATGATTCAATCTTTGAGATTTGTAAATCTGTTAATTGTATGTTTTCGTTTGGTGTTATGTTATTCATATATTTATATTGTTGGTGTTAAATTATTAGTTTGTAATGGTGATTCTATTGCCTCCTGTGGGACTTGTGATGCTTCTAATTGCCCTTGTGGTGATTGAGTTGCCTCGGGCAGTGTTGTTATGGCTGTGAAGTCAATTGGTGAAAGATTGCTAGATTCTAATAACTGATTAAAGATTTTAGCTAGTCCAGGAATTTGTTGTATTGTTTGTGGGTTAGACATAATTGTCCTGATTATGTTTGTGAGACTATCAGCATTTCTAGCAAGGTCTTTCTGCTTTCCTGCGATATTCATTTTAACTTTTACTGGAATATCATTTATTTCCTCCTTCAATACTTCAAAGAACTTTCTACTACCTCCTTTCTTAAACTGTTCCTTAAAGAATTGAGTTAGAGTAACTTGTTCTTCTTTTGTTGGTAACTTCCCAGAAAGAATACTTGCTTTTATCCTATCGTTTGCATACTTTACAGACATATTATCTGATATCTCGTTCATCTCATCAAGTGATAGTTCTTCGGAGAACCTTTTACCGTTATTCATTTCTTCAACAAGATATTTTAATATCCAATCCTTGTAAAGAACATCAGAAAAGAATGTAGCAATCTTACCTTGTCGGTAATCGTGTATACCTTTACCTTCTTGGACAATAAGGCTCTGTAGTGCGAAGGGCGTGCCTGAAACTGGATTCTTGCCCAATGATGCCTCTGATGCTGAACCAAGTGTCCTAGCACTGTTTTCCATCTGTACGCCATATGATTGTAATGCACCTACATTCTGCAATTGCATATCAATACGAGTGACAGGTCTGCCAACTTCGTGCTTGATGATTGTGTTCTCTTTCAACTCACTAATCTTCTTATTTCCGTATTCTTCACTATCTGTTTGTAAAAGATTAATAGAAGCGTCTAGCATTTTCTTTAACTTGATACCTGAGTAGTTACGCCAAACTTGTGGCTCAAATAGTCTCTCAACAATTGAACGACCACAAGCACGACCTTTTGACCTTACTGTGTCAATCTTTAAAGCCTTGAACTTAAGACCCATTTTCTTATCCTTGCCTTTGAAAAGGGTAATGCCATTCTTACTGCCATCAGAAGCTGTATAGTAGTTTATAATATGAAGTTGCCAGACATATTTCTCTGGGTCTCCATCATCTTTTAACCAAGACTCTGGGAATGAACCGTAAAGCTCAAAACATTCTATGTATTTTCCTGGTGTCTTTACTTCTTGATTATTAGCTAGAGCAACCTTCTTACTTGCTCTTGCCATAACGATAACCTCGTCAATCTTCTTATCGTCCCACTTACCTTTGAACTCTAGTAGCTCTGGGATTGAATATTCGTGGCGAATACAAATTGGACCAGAGAGAATATCAGTCTGATCACAAAAAGCTATGTCTTGTAAATTAACTACTTCTGGGCGTACATTGTTTATATTCTTCACTAGCACAAGGTCGTAAATGATGGAACTCTCAACTACTTCATCAATGAAAGTATCAAGCTCGTTTTCCTTTGCCCATTGTGGGTGATATTTCTTTATTAAAAATGATTTATAGTTTTCTTTAATGTCGTCTACATAGGGGACAATATCCTTTACATCAAAACCTTCAAGGCGGAAGGCGACATCTATGATTGAGGACACAATGTCATCGTAAGGCAAAATTCCATCGTTCTTGCTCCCATGAAAATGACCAGATGCAACATTAGTACAACGCTCAACATGATTTCTAAAATTCCACGAAAAGGAATTAGTAATAGGAACAAATATAGTACTAAAAGTAGTTTCTTGTGTTTTTATATATTCGTAAATATTTTCTTGCATAGATTTTTAGAAAATAAGATACTTTATAAAATGTCCTAGATAGTATTCGTTAATCCATAACTTCTTTGCTTCTCTTAAATATAAATAGCGTTCAATCGTTTTACCTCTGTATGTAATTCTTACAAGTAATGCAGTCTTCAAAAGTTCCTTTGGTTCTAAATCTCTGATAGCTTGCTGAATATCATTTGTTTCAGTTTCAAATACTTTATCATTTAGTTCAGCGTAAATATGATAGTCGAGTTTTACCTCCTCTGCTTTCTTTATGGGTTTAATGGTCTCTTTAATCTTTTTTGTCATGGTTTTATATTAGTAGCTAATTACTGATTAAGTATACCACAACAGTATATAATGCAACAAGTCAATGTTCATATTAAATAGCTGGATTAGTTTCTTCTATTATAACTTCGTTAGATATCATAAATGTTCTATTAGGGCGAGCGTGATCTTTCATCTGCCAAGCGATACAACAAGCTATGAGCAAATCAAAATGTCTCGTAGTCAAGCGAGCATCTATTTCTCTATCTATCAAATCATTTCTTGTGTAACTCTTAAATTCATTTATTAAATCTTTATCATTCAATTCTATCAATCCACTTTCAATTGCTTCACGCATAGAAGATAACATACGAGACTTGCTCAAACTATCTGTACGCCAACCGAAAGTTGTAGGAGCAACTGTATGTATCTGTATTATCTTTCCTATTCCTGTATAAAGTTTTGCACCTAATTGTCTTGCTTTTAAGATAGTCTGGTCATATTTATTATTTTCTGGACATACGAGAGATCCACCAAACCTATTAGCTTGTGAGTATATCTCATCACCAAATGCTTCTGGTAGAATTGTATTACTTACAAATGTCCCAACGACTTGTGCTGGTACGCAATCAAAGTCTATAAAGACCGACGTAGAACTATCCAGACCAACACCTCCGGCGGTGTCCATGCCACCTGCGTATCTATGTGAAGGATTGTACTTACGGAACATTTTAAACTCGGCTATAATCTGTATAGGCTCTCTCACGGGCATCTTATCTAGCATCTCTCGGTCAAAGTAGACATCTTTGGAGGCAGAGGGTTTGCAAAGCCTTTCACCCTCGAAATCTTCATCAGTTACTTCCATCTCATTTATCTCCTCAATGCTATACCGTTTCCATGTGGGTATATTTTGTACATCTTTGATAGGAACTATCAAGACCTTTTTTCTGTCGCTATTTTTATCAATTACCAAGCGATGTACATTTCCCATTTCTGAAATGTAATTACATGTATACACACATCCGCCTCCCAGCTCAAGTCCTGTTCGTGCTTCTTCCATGTTATCTGAAATGTTTTTAGTAATCAAAGCAGACCGCAAAGTCTTTCTAGTTTCAAAATCATTGAACCAAATAAAATCTGGGCGAGAGGCTTCTTGCACATCTCCTCGTTGTGATGTGTAGATAGTGTCAGCCAAAACTTTAATGCCAGAATTAGTGGTGAAACTCCCCATAGACTCCTCTCTTTTGAAAACCGTTTTACTGAATGTATCTGGGTACATTTGCACGATTCTAGGCTCTACTAGCATATTGTAAATATCCGTTACTGATTGTTTAGAATTACCACCATCTTCAGAAAGAACTTTGAAATATCTACGAGTATGTTCTATATCATTGAGAATGACGAAAGCAATGAAAAGTTTTGTTTTGACATCTTTACCTGCACCTTTGAAAGCAATATCAACAAATACATTTAATTTATTTCTATAAATATCCAAATTGTATTTATTTATTTCTTTATGAAAAGGAGCATCTAGGCTCTTGAAATATTGCACAAAAAAATACCTAGCCCACAAGTTGAACTTTAGTAGCACCGCTTCATCACTATCCGTTGAGTCAAATTGGAATAGTGCCTTTTGCTGGGCTATATCATCGGAGTTAATTATTTCCTGAATTGTCATTCAAAAATTGCTTAATAGCTTCTTTACTTCTCTTTAATGCTTCTGTATTTAATTCTACTTTAACTGGTTGCATCGCTTGACCATGAGTACG